TTTATCTTGCCAACACTGCTTGATAATTTTGTGCTTCATGATGCCACGCACAACCAATGGATCATTGCTGTCTTGATAACGCCATGTTTCCAGTGTAGTAGGGACTGTACCACATCCGCGAGCAAACATTTCTATGTACTCGTCGGAGTTTTTCTTGTTGAGAAATATCCAGTTCATTGCCAATATGCTTCTGTTCTTGGAACTTTGAGATCAACAAGTTTGCTACGACCAATATCTTTTCTTGCACCTTTGAGATGATCCAAGTATGCTCCCCATTCGCTGTTGATCAATGGATGACCTTCGCCTGTGATCAGATGCCCTGACCAATCTAATTCTTGCAACGGCAAATGTTTTTTTACTGCGTCAAACACAAAACTATCATGCCATTCATCTAATTTAAAAATACCTTGTTCAGCTTGATCATAATATTTTTGAAATTGCGTTAAGAAATCTTGTGTGCGATGGCTTTGAAGATTCATTGCGTACAACCCACATTCACTATATTTGTGGCCTCGCCCCAAGAAGCACAGATCTTTGTTGTCAGGACATAGCCGTTCTAAATCTGTTGTGGTAACAGGGCTGTGACATATGGTATCTGCATCCATCCAAATTAACCACTGTGTTTGTGCATTTTTTGCACAGTGGAAAATAGCATAAACCTTGTGTGCAAAACGCACAGCGTCCCATTTAAATCCTTTGCCAGCATCTTTTCGGCGACTGCGAACTGGGTCGTTGCTCACATCTCCATTGGCTTTTGGCACTCCCCGCCATTGAGTCTTGAATGCAACTAATTCTGAACTTGCTGTGGCTAAATCATACACAGATAAATTGGTTGCTGATTCCAAAACTTTGCATGCTTCTGCATATACTATCAGTTGAACCGTGCTAGGCCAGGTTTGCAAAAAGGTTTGAATCATTCGCTGCCCATATTTTTCATAACCAGCAGCGTTAAAAGTGGTACATACAGAGTATTTCATGTGAGATATTTAGTGATTAAAAACATAGCCTATTATCCTTTGCAATGTGCTCTAAACAGCAAGCCTCCCATGTTAGCCATGCTATCTGCATTGCGGTCCAATGGGATTGCCACGCAAGAATGTAGTATGGATTCTGATGCGGTATTATTATGGTCGTCACTGTGGTTTGGCCGTATGGCAGCAAATCAACCAATATACCAACACTACAGAAATTTAGGTAAGCCAGTGATATTTGTTGACATTGGCGCACTCAATCGCGGTGTAACCTGGAAAGTAGCTGTCAACAGTATCAATGCCACAGGGTATTACGGGCATGAAACAAATTTAGATTGGGACCGACCGGCAAAATTACAACTGAAATTATCAACGCCCACAAATGCAAAATCACATGTGGTAATTGCAGCCCAGCACACACGCAGTGAACAAGTGAATGGAATTCAGTTGGAAACCTGGATAACAGAACAAATTCGATCTATTAGGAATCATACAGATAGACCCATACATATACGTCCACATCCACGATGTCAATTGAACACTGGTAGTTTTAAACAAGTCACCATCAATAACCCTGTGGCTCTTCGGGGCACGTATGATAGTTTTGATTTGCCATTGGATTGTCATGCAATTGTAAATTATAACTCTGGGCCCGGGATACAAGCAGCCATAGCAGGTTGCCGACCCGTGGTAGATCAATCCAGTCTGGCATATCCAGTTGCAGTAAATATAGCAGACATTGATTGTGCGTATGTGGTTGATAGAAAGCAATGGTTGGTCGAAACAAGCCATACCGAATACACAGTAGAAGAATTACAACAAGGATTATGGCTAAGAAGATTAGAACCAGCACTGGCATAATAGACTGTGCCTGTGTGATACACAGCACTGGATATGATTGGACCTATGTGGAACGATTGTACAACATGCTTACCAGGAATTTGCCCAATGGCATACGGTTCCATGTGTATACCGAACACGATCGTAGTGTGCCACCTCACTTGATCAAACACATATTACAAGATTGGCCAGGTATAAGTGGTCCCAAACGATCGTGGTGGCACAAATTGCAATTGTTCAATCCCGAGCATCATGCAGGCAACCTGCTGTATTTTGATCTAGACACTGTGATTGTGCGAGATGTCAGTTGGATTACTCAATTGGATTCCAGTTATTTGTGGGGTATTAAAGATTTTAGATATTTGCAAAATCCCGTGAGATCTTCCATCAACTCCAGTGTCATGTGGTGGAATGTGACAAAATTTGCCACAGTATGGGATGATTTTAAAAACACAGACGTTGCCATGACCACACGTCGGTATCCAGGTGACCAGGATTATTTGTCAGCACAAGTGGGACACAACAAGATTCGATACCTTGACCAGGATCAAATAAAAAGCTGGCGTTGGCAATGCATGGAAGGAGGCTATGATTTTCAGCGTAGAAAGCACCGATTGCCTGGCACCCCGGCACAGATCACCGGCGATACGTCTATAATAGTGTTTCATGGCACTCCCAAACCCCATACAATTAAGGATAACCTGGTAACAGAAAATTGGAAATAACTGGTTGACCGGTAACTGTAAGTATGTTATACTGACTTCATAGTTAGAACACAGGAGAATTGTATGAAGAAAACTGCAATAATTGCTCTGATTGCAATCAGTGCTGCTAGTACCTCCCATGCTTGGGGTCCTACCGAACAGGCCGGACTGGCGGGGTTATTTCTTGGAGCAATAATTGGGCACCAAGTTAAATCCAATTCCGAACAACAGCCCAATGTTGTGTATCAACAACAGCCCAATGTTGTGTATCAACAACAGCCCAATGTTGTGTATCAACAACAGCCCAATGTTGTGTATCAGCAACAGCAGCCTGTTGTGATTTATCAGGGTCGTCATGCACCTCATATGGATCGGTTGCCACGCGGATGGTGTGGGGTGTTGGGGCAAGATCAGTACGGAAACAGGGTGTCAGTTCCTTGCAATTGAGCAAAAAGTGTGGCAAAAAAGCCACACATTGCAGGTTGACTGTCAATGCACAATTTGCTATAATAGAAGCTTAGTAAGTAATTTAATCCGCACAAAAAGGAGCCAACCATGAGTGCCATTCGTATTAACAAAGGTGAGTATCGTAACAAACCCGTTCACGGTACCACATTTTCTTTGGTGTCGGGCTTTGCTTCCGGCGTCAAGGGCAATTATGTAACCGTGAAAAACAACGGTATTTTTCCCAACTGCCCAGATACAATTCGTATCAAGGTAGATAATATCAGCGACATCGAATATGTAAATGGAGACACAGTGCCAGCCAATACACTAGCATTCACTAAACCTGCACCCGTGGTGGCAGCAGAAACAGACGAACAAGCCATGGATCGTATCCGTGAGCGATTTGATATTTTAACTGAAATGACCAAAGCCACAGTGAGTGGTGACATTCGTGCAATGATTGTGAGTGGCCCCCCGGGCGTGGGCAAGAGCTTTGGGGTAGAACGAGAAATTGACAAGGCTTGTTTGTTTGATAAACTGGCCGGCAAACGATTAAAAGCCGAGGTAGTCAAAGGCAGTGCCACCCCAATTGGACTATATCAAGTGTTGTACAAGTTCTCAGACGAGAACTCTGTGGTGGTGTTTGATGACTGTGACAGCATCTTGTTAGATGACGTGGCTCTTAACTTGCTCAAGGGTGCCTTGGACTCTGGCAAGAAGCGTAAGATTTCATGGTTGTCAGAGTCCAGTGCTTTGCGGCGTGAAGGCATCCCAGAAAGTTTTGAATTCAAAGGTAGTGTGATTTTTATCACCAACTTGAAGTTTGACAAAATGAAATCGCAGAAATTGCGGGATCACTTGGATGCATTGCAATCACGTTGTCACTATCTGGATCTGACATTGGATACCATGCGTGACAAGTTGTTGCGGATCAAACAGATTGCCAGCGATGGCGTGTTGTTTGCAGACTACGATTTTGAGCCTGCCACATGCGACGACATCATTGACTTCATGCATACCAACAAAGATCGTTTGCGTGAAGTTAGTTTGCGTATGGCATTGAAGATTGCCGATTTACGGCAAATGAGCATGAACAATTGGAAACGGCTGGCCGAAACCACTTGCATGAAGAGTGCCTGACATGTACAAAATTTATGACGGCAAGTTGTTTTTGTTTGAAGTAGCAACAAAATACGAGGCTGACGAACATCGAGCATTGGGATTTCGAGTTGTAAAAGCATAGATAAGTCAGTTCCTTTTTTCCCGGGCATTGGTTGGCTCCGGCCCGGGCTTTATGACAGGTACCCTTAAAAAGGTACCTGTCCTTTTGACTTTTTGTTGCAATAAGTATATACTATTATTATGCCTCAACACATGCTGATCCGTTTTAGCCAAGACGGGGATTTAACACTCAAATTTCAAATACGTGATACACCTGTAGCAGAATTATGGGTTGAGCGTATGCAGGCCCGCAGACATTACCCATTGGATCATCCTAACAGATTTTATGGGTTCGGCACCCTTGAGCAAGAACAACTTCGCGCAGTTGAGTACATCCAGCAATGTATTAGCACAATCAACGCACACCAATCTCTTGTACAAAGGCCGTTTGAGTACACACAGGACTGCCTCAATTACTTGCACCACATATTTGAACAACACCACGGACTGTTAGATCAACAGAACAGTGATTATTGGCTTTGTGCCCCGGAGTCGGTCAGAAAAGCACTGGCTGATTTAAACTTAGCTGTGCATAGATGTGAAAGCGTGTGGTCCAGTACCAATCCAAGATTTGTTTGCACCTGGTATGGCATGCCTAAAACACAACAACTATCTTTGGAATTGCAAGATCAATATACTGTCAGTCAAGTTGAGTTTGGTACTGTGTATCTAAACTATTGTGAAATTGGAAAAACTGTTGAGGATTTGGCCAACGACAACGATAAGTACATAAGTGATGATGCGTTTCGACCATTTAGTCATTACAGCGCCGACTTTAATGTACAATTTCGAGATCAAGATCTTACAATCAAGTATGATAAAATTCAAAAGTATATTGACCAGCATCGTGACTTTTTTCTTGCTCACAACATCACAAGTGTGTATAATACACAAGCACGACCAATAAGATTACCAGTTGCAGATTTAGTCGACAACAGCAACCAAGAACACATATTATCCCAAATTGCACAACGGCAATGGGTACAACAAGTGACAATAGAATGAAACGATGCACCATACAAATTCGAGATGAAGTAAACATCAAGCTAGAGGGCATAGATTTGGATGTGCGTAAGGCCTTGGTCACAGCATTCAAGTATGATGTACCTTATGCTAGATATTTGCCGGCAGTAAGACTAGGTCGATGGGATGGCAAAGTCAGTTACTTTCAGCTGGGTGGTAGCACATACACCAACCTGTTGCCAGAAATCATACCCATATTAGAACGCTACAATTACGATATTGAACTGGATGATCAAAGAGCATACTCTACTACCTTTGAATTTACACAAGTAACACAAGATACATTTGCCCACAAGACATGGTGCAAGGGACATCCTGCAGAAGGACAACCCATCTTGTTGCGCGATTACCAAGTGGAAATAGTCAACAACTTTTTGACCAATCCACAATGCATACAAGAAGTGGCCACAGGTGCAGGCAAAACAATCATGACAGCAGCATTGAGCGCCTCCGTAGAGCCATATGGCCGGTCAATTGTGATTGTGCCCAACAAGAGTCTTGTCACCCAAACAGAAAAAGATTACATCAACCTTGAACTTGATGTTGGGGTTTACTTTGGCGACCGAAAAGAATTTGGAAAACAACATACCATTTGTACCTGGCAAAGTTTAAATGTATTACTCAAGAATACTAAATTGGGAGTAGGTAATTGCACAATCCAGGACTTTATTGAGGGTGTGGTGTGTGTGATGGTGGATGAAGTACATATGGTCAAAGCAGATGCATTGAAAACTTTGCTAACCGGTGTGATGGCACAAGTGCCAATTCGGTGGGGATTGACCGGGACAATACCAAAAGAGAAGTTTGAGAGCCAGAGTTTGTTGGTCAGTCTGGGTCCTGTTATAAGCAAATTAGCAGCCAGTGAACTTCAGGATCGTGGTGTGTTGGCACAATGTCATGTGAACATTGTGCAGTTGGTTGATCATGTGGAATATCGAGACTATCAAAGCGAGCTTAAATACTTGTTAGAAGAGTCCGGCAGGTTAGATACCATGGCCGAACTCATACGCCGGGTAAATGAAACCGGTAACACTCTTGTGCTGGTTGACCGCACCGAGTGTGGTAGACAGTTGGTAGAACGACTGGGTGATAAATCTGTGTTTGTATCGGGCGCCACCAAGGGTAAAGAAAGACAAGAACATTATGATGAAGTGGCTGAAGCAACAGATAAAATCATTGTGGCAACATATGGTGTCGCGGCTGTTGGTATTAATATTCCCCGCATTTTTAATTTGGTGCTTATTGAGCCTGGCAAGAGCTTTGTTAGAGTCATTCAGTCGATCGGCCGTGGTATACGCAAAGCAGAGGATAAAGATCATGTTCAGATCTGGGACATAACATCAACTTGCAAATTTGCCCGACGGCATCTAACCAAACGCAAGGTTTTTTATCGAGAAGCAAACTATCCGTTTACACAAGAAAAGTTGGAATGGATGAAGATCAAATAATGGTTGACTTTGTTACAAAATTCCTGTATTATTAACACATGCGAATACTAACATTAGACAATCAACACTATGACTTGAATCAATTGCCTGAAGAGGTAGACGAGTTGAGATTTGCAATATTAGACAACTCTAATCCTGCTGATCCAGACTATTATTTTATCCCATTGATTTTTTTAGAAAGTTTCAGCAGCCCTGCCCTGGTGCTACAAATTGGTGACAACATTATCAAAATGCCCATGGATTGGCAGATCTTGATAGGTGAACCCGAAGTAGGTGATCTAGAAGTCCTACCATTGACATCAATTAATGATCGCGGATTTAAAGTTTTTCAGTTCAACCCACTCAGCAGTTTTAGACCCAGCTTTCCCAACATTGAAATCTTGGATGTATACCACGAGGTGTCGTGGTATGCTCCAAAACTAAAGAATGGGCAAATGTTAGCAATACCCATTAGTGACGGACCAAAACCAGACTGTGTGTATTTTGTCAAAGATATCAGTCGCAACTGTGAGATTGTGGACTACAACAAAGCGTGGTGATATGGGATCACTAGTTCCGGGCGCAACTTACATATACGAGCGTAATGAAGGCACAGTTTACGCTAGAGAAATAGGTGCCCATCCCAGCACACGAAAAGAAATAGGTCACGATTACAGCACATACGAAGAGAGTAGACTGATCAACAGTGCCGTTGGCGGAATGAAAACACGACATGCTCGCATGATGGAAGACAAATTGTGGGGAGAAATTAGAAGAGCCGCCAGGACAAACCCCACTTTACAAGATGCATTGGATCATGCTATAATGATTTATCAACTGACTAAACCCAATGAGTGATCGACTACACATTACCAACGAGATGCGACAACTGGATCGCAAGAACAGACGGTTTTACGACGAGCTCACACCCGACGAACGAAAACAGTTTTCTTTGTTTCCAATGATACGTTGGATGTCAGATGTGGACGGTAGTCGGGACTTGAAAGAGTTTTATGTGATATCCACCAATCAACGATTTAACAAACACTTTTTTGATCTACACAAACATCCCAAACTACAATGGCTAATGGCCACAACAGTAAGTCCAAACATGGGTACTCCGAGACATAACTGGATTGGTCTTAAAAAGAAAGAACCTGGTGCCGGCAGTATCAAAAAACAACTGGCAGAGCTATTCCCGCATTATAAAACTGACGAAATTGATCTGTTGGCATCGATGACCACAAAGAAAGAACTTGATCAATACCTCAAACTACATGGTTGAAACTCCAATTAAATTTGTCTGTGAGTTTTGCAAAAAAGAGTTTGCACGTGAAACCAGCATTGCGGTTCACATGTGCGAGCCCAAACGCCGACGACTGGAACAAAGTGAACGTGGTGTGCAGTTGGGCTTTCAAGCGTATATCAAGTTTTTTGAACTACAACAAGGATCTGCTCGACTCAAAACATTCAAAGACTTTTGTGAAAGCTCGTATTACAGAGCATTTGTAAAGTTTGGTAGGTATTGTGTAAACACACGAGTCATTAACCCTGCACAGTTCATGATATGGTTGTTAAAGAACAACAAAAAAATAGACCGCTGGTGCAGTGATACAATATATACCGAATATCTGTTGTTTTATTTGCAAGTGGAAGCAGTGGCTGATGCACTGTCTCGAGCCGTTGAGTACGGCATAGATTGGAGTGAAAAAACCACACACCCGGCACATGATTGCTTGCGTTACGGTAACTCCAATGCATTGTGTCATGCAGTGACCACGGGAAAGATCAGTCCCTGGGTGATTTATAATTCAGCATCAGGCCAAGAGTTTTTGTCCAATTTAGACACATCACAAATAACAATGGTATGGCCATATATCAACAGCGATGTGTGGACCAAACGTTTTGCTAACTATTCGGCTGACCAAGAGTATGCTAAAGAAATATTAAAACAGGCAGGATGGTGATATGAAAACTATTGAACTTGATCATTTTACAATTGGCAACAACCAACCATTGACTGTGATTGCTGGTCCGTGTCAAATTGAAGGCCTGGCTCATGCCGTGGCTATTGCGTCAGAAGTAAAACGCATCTGCAACGATTTAAATGTTCAATTCATTTATAAAAGTAGTTTTGACAAAGCAAATAGAACCAGTGCAAGCACTGCTCGTGGTGTGGGTATGGAACAAGGATTGGAAATTTTAAAAACAGTTGGTTCTCAAATTGGTGTTCCTACAATCACAGATATACACGAATCATCACAAGCCAATGTTGTGGCCCAATCAGTTGACCTGCTACAAATTCCGGCATTTTTATGCAGACAAACTGATTTGCTGTTGGCTGCTGGACACACCGGCTTGCCAATCAATGTTAAAAAAGGTCAATTTTTAGCACCCTGGGATATGAAAAATGTTGCAGAAAAAATTGCATCAACTGGCAATCACAATATCATGCTGTGTGAAAGGGGTCATAGTCACGGATACAATGATCTTGTGGTAGACATGCGCAGTTTACCTATCATGGCAAGTACTGGTTATCCTGTGGTGTTTGACTGTACTCATAGTGTTCAACAGCCCGGCAAGCTGGGTGACAAGTCTGGGGGAGACAGAATCATGGTGCCTTTTTTAGCCAGAGCCGCAGCAGCCACTGGATGTTTAAGTGCAGTTTTTATTGAAACTCACGAGAATCCAGACACAGCCCCCAGTGATGGTCCAAACATGATTCCATTGAAACAACTGAGAGGTCTGATAGGTCAGTTAGCTTTTATTCA